CCTCCGTTAAATCTGGTGGCAAAGGTGGAAAGCCCGGACAGTGGAGCGCACGTAAGGCACAAATGGTTGCAAAGCAATACAAAGCAAAAGGTGGGGGCTATAAGTAATGGCCCTCTCCAAATCACAAAAAAGTCTTAAGAAGTGGACGAAGCAAGACTGGAGAACCAAAAGTGGTAAACCTTCTACACAAGGTCCAAAAGCTACTGGAGAGCGTTACCTTCCGGCTGGCGCTATTAAAGCTATGTCTAACAAAGAGTATGCAGCAAGTACAGCTAAGAAAAGAAAAGATACTCAAGCGGGTAAACAATTTTCTAAGCAACCTAAAGCGGCAGCTAAAACGGCTAAACGTTTTCGGAGGACGTAATGGCTAAGACAGTACTAGACGATTGGAAAGTACTACCTCGGCTTATGATGCTGGCAGTCACTGTACTGACGTATCAAGCGGTACATTGGTTCATGTCTTTACCTGACCCTAGTGTAGCACAGTCAGGTCTTGTATCCGTCTGTATGGGCGCTCTCACAGGATGTTTTGGTATCTGGATGGGCAAAGAGTCTAAGACTACTGTAACACCAACACGTGTAGTACACGAAGAGAGTTATAACAAATGATAGGTCAGATCATAGGTGCAGTAGGCGGTCTTGCTTCTTCTTACCTTGACGGTAAGGTAGCAATACAAAAAGCCAATGCAGAAATCCGTGTTAAGCAAGCAACAGGTGAGCTTGACTGGGACATTGCTGCAATGAACAGCACCCAGAACTCTTGGAAGGACGAGTGGATTACTTTGTTATTTAGTATTCCTCTTATCCTTGCATTCTGTGGTGACTGGGGTAACCAAATTGTACAGGCTGGTTTTGCATCCCTTGAGTCTATGCCTACGTGGTATCAGTATTCACTGGGTGGTATTGTAAGTGCAAGCATTGGTATGAGATCAGTATCTAAATTCTTTACAGGTAAAAAATAATATGGCATTTAAACTATCAAGTCGTAGCCTAGCTAAGATGGAAGGCGTAGATGAGAGACTAGTCGCTGTAGTCAAACGTGCTATTGAGCTAACCAAGGTAGACTTTGGAGTTATCTATGGTCTACGTACAGTAGAAGAGCAAGAGAAACTTGTAGCTGCAGGTAAGTCCCAGACTATGAAGTCCAAACACCTAGAAGGTAGAGCCGTAGACCTTATGGCTTACGTAGATGGTAAGGGCGTATGGGAACTCAATGTCTATGATGACCTCTGTGACGCAATGAAAGAGGCAGCTAAGGAACTTGGTGTAGCAATCAAGTGGGGTGCAGCTTGGTCAGAGGGTGACATTCGTACTTATGCAGGTACAGCTGAAGATGCAATGATGGCATACGTAGACTTACGCCGTAGCCAAGGGCGCAGACCATTTATTGATGGCCCACATTTCGAGTTAATGTAATAAAGGAAGTATTATGGCACGTGAGTTAACTGAGCGTCAACAAAAGTTCTTAGCTGTCCTTATGGATGAAGCGGGTGGTGACATTACCGCCGCTAAAATGTTGGCGGGTTACTCAGCTAATACTTCTAACACTGAAGTTACAAATAGTCTTAAAGAAGAGATTATTGATGTGACACATAGTTACCTTGCACGTAACGCCCCCAAGGCTGCAATGGCTATGGTGGGTGCGCTATACGATCCTACAGAGCTAGGTATTCGTGATAAGATGCAGGCAGCTAAAGAACTACTTGATCGTACAGGTTTGGTTAAAACTGAAAAGATGCAAGTAGAGGCAAAGGGTGGTGTTATGTTAATGCCAGCTAAAAACCCACAGGATGATGATGACTAAGAAAGTAGGTACGTGGAAACTTCCACAGCCAACCGATCTAAAAGAAGATAATGAATGGGTTCCAATCCCACGTGTAGCAAGAACCATTCCTTTTGGCTACGAAATTGATCCAGAGGACACAGGAATCCTCTTGCCAATTGAACACGAACTTGATATGCTTGAGCAAGCAAAGAAATACCTTAAACAGTATTCGTATCGGGAAGTGGCGAATTGGCTTGCAAGAAATACTGGCAGGTCCATATCGCACGTAGGATTAAAGAAACGGTTGGACAATGAGCGACAAAGAAAAAACAAAGCTGGAAGCCTACGCAGATGGGCAGACTATGCGAAAAAGGCAATCGCCAAAGCGGAAGAAATCGAAAGTAAACGTATCGGCGCAAAAGAAAAAGACAGTAGCGACAAAGCAGCTTAATCCTACAGTAATAGTAGATGAGTTTACACAGAAGGTTGAAGAACAACACAACGTAATCTTTAAGCCTAATGAAGGACCACAAACTGACTTCCTTGCGTCTAGTGAGCGTGAAGTACTATATGGCGGCAGTGCTGGTGGGGGTAAGAGCTATGCCATGTTAGCTGACCCTTTACGCTACATGGGCATCCCAGCTTTTACAGGCTTGCTATTACGACATACTACGGAAGAACTAAGAGAACTTATTACTAAGTCGCAGGAAATGTACCCAAAGATTTGGCCCGGTATTAAGTGGTCAGAACGTAAGATGACATGGACTGCACCTTCTGGTGCTACACTGTGGTTAAGCTACCTAGATAAAGACCAAGACGTTACACGTTATCAAGGTCTAGCATTTAGTTGGATAGGATTTGACGAGCTAACTCAATGGGCTACGCCTTATGCGTGGACCTACATGAGGTCTCGCTTACGTAGTGCCGATCCTTCGCTACCCTTGTCCATGAGAGCCACTACTAACCCCGGCGGCAGAGGGCATCACTGGGTTAAGAAAATGTTTATTGATCCTGCACCTGCAGGTGAGTCGTTTATAGCTACCGATATTGATAGTGGTGAGCAATTAAAGTATCCTGCTGGACATCCTAAAGCAGGTAAGCCTTTATTTAAACGTAGGTTTATCCCTGCAAGACTAAAGGACAATCCTTATCTAGCACAGCAAGGTGACTACGAAGCCATGCTTTTATCTCTACCGGAGCAGCAGCGCAGACAGTTGCTTGAAGGTGACTGGGATATTAAAGAGGGCGCAGCCTTTACGGAGTTTGATAGAAACGTACACGTAGTTGAACCCTTTGATATTCCACACAACTGGGTTAAGTTTAGGGCATGTGATTATGGTTATGGAAGTTATTCTGGCGTCATATGGTTCGCTGTATCCCCTAGTGAACAGCTTATTGTTTACCGTGAACTATACGTTAGTAAGGTACTTGCGGTTGATCTTGCCGACATGGTTAATGAGTTAGAGGCAGGTGACGGTAACATTAAGTACGGTGTGTTGGACAGTTCGCTTTGGCACAAACGTGGTGATACAGGCCCAAGCCTTGCAGAACAAATGATACAACGGGGTTGTCGTTGGCGTCCATCTGATCGCTCTAAAGGTTCTCGTGTAGCAGGTAAGAACGAAATACACAGACGCTTACAGGTAGACGAGTATACGGAAGAACCTAGACTAGTGTTCTTTAAAAATTGTACTAATCTTATTTCGCAGCTACCTGCATTACCAATTGATAAGAAAAATCCAGAAGACATTGATACTCATGCAGAAGACCACTTGTACGATGCGTTAAGATATGGTATCATGTCAAGACCACGTTTTAGTGTTTTTGATTTTGATTCTGGTGGATCACACTACAACGGAATGCGAGTAGCTGATGCTACCTTTGGTTATTAAGGAAAAATAAATGGCAGAAGATAACGACAACTTTATCGAAGATGAAGCTATTGCACTAGAAGATAGTGATGACTCATCTATTGATGATGCCGAAACTTCTAATATTATTCCATTTATTATGGAAAAATATAACCGTGCAGATGACTACCGACAGCAAGATGAGCAACGTTGGTTACGTTCTTATCGAAATTATCGTGGTCTATACAGTCCAGATGTACAGTTTACTGAAGCTGAAAAGTCCCGTGTATTTATTAAAGTTACTAAAACAAAAACACTTGCTGCATATGGTCAGATTGTAGATGTACTATTTGCTGCGCAGAAGTTTCCTTTATCTGTAGACCCTACTGAACTACCGGAAGGTGTAGTTGCAGATGTTAGCTTTGACCCTGCAGAGCCAGAACAGTTACGTGAATCTGGCTTAGAGGAAGATGTAAGTCCATACGGCTATCCCGGCGATGACCGTGACATACCTGCAGGTGCAACCGCAAAGACACTTGCCGAAAGCTTAGGCCCACTAAAGAATAAGTTTGAGGGTGTTGATAACGTCCGTGAGGGTGCAGGTAAAACACCTACTTCTATTACATTTAGCCCAGCTATGGTTGCCGCTAAAATGATGCAGAAGAAAATACATGACCAGTTAGAAGAGTCCGGTGCAAGTAAGCACTTGCGTAGTACCGCTTTTGAGATGGCACTGTTTGGTACTGGTGTTATGAAGGGTCCGTTTGCTGTAGACAAAGAGTACCCTAGTTGGAATGAGGATGGTGAATACTCACCCAGTATTAAAACTATTCCACAAGTATCCCATGTATCAGTTTGGAACTTTTATCCAGACCCAGATGCAACAAATATGGATGAAGCACAGTATGTAATTGAACGTCACAAAATGTCACGTAGTCAATTGCGTGGCCTTAAACGTAGACCTTTCTTTCGTGCTAACGTAATTGATGAAGCAATTCAACTTGGTGAAAACTATACTAAAGAATATTGGGAAGATGATCTATCTGATTATTCTCCTGACCACGGCATAGAACGTTTTGAAGTCCTAGAGTACTGGGGTATGGTAGACGTTGATATGCTATTAGAGCAAGGTGTAGACATTCCAGATGAACTATCTGAAGTAGATGAATTACAGGCAAACGTTTGGATTTGTAACGGTAAGTTGCTGCGTATGGTTCTTAATCCATTTAAACCTGCACGTATTCCTTATATGGCTGCACCATATGAATTAAACCCTTACTCATTTTTTGGTGTAGGTATTGCCGAAAACATGGATGATACCCAAACACTTATGAATGGTTTCATGCGTATGGCTGTAGATAATGCCGTACTGTCAGGTAACTTGATCCTAGAAGTAGATGAAACTAACCTTGTACCGGGACAAGACATGTCAGTGTACCCCGGTAAAGTGTTCCGCAGACAGGGTGGTGCACCGGGTCAAGCTATTTTTGGTACTAAGTTCCCTAACGTATCCGGTGAAAACCTACAGCTTTTTGATAAGGCACGTGTACTTGCAGATGAAAGCACAGGCTTTCCATCCTTTGCACATGGTCAGACAGGTGTGTCAGGTGTGGGACGTACAGCTTCCGGTATCTCTATGCTTATGGGTGCTGCACAAGGTGGCATTAAAAGTGTTATTAAAAATGTAGATGATTATCTACTGCGTCCACTAGGCGAGGGTCTATTCCGCTTTAACATGCAGTTTGACTTTGATCCAAATATCAAAGGTGATTTAGAGGTTAAAGCTCGTGGCACAGAAAGTCTTATGGCTAATGAAGTACGTAGTCAAAGATTAATGCAATTTATGCAAATTTCTTCTAATCCTACCCTTGCACCTTTTGCAAAATTCCAGTATATTATACGTGAGATTGCAAAGTCTCTTGAACTAGACCCTGACAAAGTAACCAATAACATGGATGAAGCTGCAATTCAAGCTGAACTCATGAAGGGTTTTCAACAACAACAACCTCCAGTACAGGGTGGTAACCCTATGGACCCAACTGGAGCAGGTGGCGGTAACATAGGCACAGGCCAAGTACCTACACCACAAGAACAAGGATTCAGTGGAAATGCAGAAGGACAAGGAGCACCTCAACAAGCTCAAGCCGCTGGTCAACAACCACCAGCAGTGGGCTGACTTTAGTGAATACTTAGATTATATTATTGCTCAACAGCATCGTTCTATGGAACAGTCCGATAATATAGTTGCAGTACACAGAGCACAAGGTGCAATCTATCAATTACGTAGATTGAAATTACTTAGAGACGAAGTATTAAAAAAGGTAGACTGACATGGAAAAACAAATGGAACTCTTTGAAGATGGCGGTCTTAAAGATGAAGGCGGCATGGTCGATGAACAATCGGGCAATGATGTTCCTGTAGGTAGCTCACGTAAAGAAGTGCGTGACGATATTCCTGCAATGCTCAGTGAAGGTGAGTTTGTATTTCCTGCAGACGTAGTACGCTATCATGGGTTAGATAAACTTATGGAACTACGTCAAGAAGCTAAGATGGGCCTTAAGCAAATGGAAGCTATGGGTCAAATGGGTAATAGTGAAGAGGCTACTATTCCTGATGATATGCCTTTTGGTCCTGCCGATTTAGTTATTGTAGGTGGTGACATGGATGATGGCCCACGTGAAATGGCAGAGGGTGGTGTAGTGTACGCTAACCAAGGAACCTTTGCTACAGGCATTGGTGGCTATCAACCTTCTATTTATCAAGGTCAACAGACATCTTCAACGTACACTCCTCCACCTAGTTCCGTTGCACCACCTACCCCTACACCTTCACCTGCAGGTGGCTACATGCCTAAGTTTGTTACCAATCAGGCAACTCCATTTAATGATGGTAGCCTTCCTGATAATATGGTTTCAACTACTAGTACGAATAACGTAACAAATACAGCTGGTGTAAGTACAGCATCTACGGAAGATAAGTTTGTACCTACAATAGAAGATAAGTATGTTGCTATTACGTATATTAATAAAGAAACAGGAGAAAAGCGAGACTTTTACTTTTACAATGGTAGTCCCGTAACCCCTATCGAAGATGGGTTTGTACCATATGACGAAAGTGTAGATGAAACCGTTTCGGACCTAGAGTCTACGGTAGTTGAAAGTACGCAGGTTACAGGTGGTAATGACGATCCCCCACCTATGGAAACACCTGAACCAGTAGACTATGGTGCTTTATCTACAGCCGATCTAAAGAAAGCATACGCACAAAATCAAACTGCCGTTGCTTTAATGGCTGGTCTAACTGCAGTTAACCCTATATTTGGTTTGTTTGGTTCGTGGGCTACACGTTCTACACGAAATACTATTACTGAAGAGATGAAAAGGCGTGGTATTAAAGTTCCTGAGAGTACTGGATTTAAAGGTGTATTCGGAAGTATTGTAGACGGCATAAAGGATATGCTGGGTCTTGATGATGATCAAACTACTGCAGTAAAAAGTGCTGTTGAGAAAGACAACTCACCTCCTAAAATTTACAAACCTAAAGACCCTACAAAGGGAGATTTTTCAACAAGCTCTAGCTCTGGTATAGTAAAGGTTACCCCTTCTAAATCAGTACAGGATAGTGTTAGTATAGTTGACAAAGACCCAATGGAGCAATTTGGTGGTTCTGGTCCTGTAATAAATAGTTCAAATAAATCTGTAACTTCAACTGCCGCTATAACTAATAAAATGGATAAAGACAATTCTCCCCCTAGAGCTACAGCAACCACTGCTATAACTCGTAAAATGGATAAGGACAATTCCCCTCCTAAGAATACATCTAACACATCTACCAAAACTAGCTCAAATAAAGCAAAAGCCTCTGCTACTAAAGCAAGTAATTCATCTAAAGGTCTTGGTGCACAAACTAAAGCAGGGTCTACAGCTGGTTCTAAAAGTGGCTACTTTGATTAATTGTTTATTTAATAATATACAATTAAATATCGTGACATAGCAGCACGTAAACAAAATATAATCTGCTATATTTGACTGGCTACTCATCCCCCTGCCAACACAGGCTACGGTGGCCCCAGTATGAAAGAACTGAAATATGAATGATACTAACGTTATGGGTGAAGTAGAGACACCTAAAGTTGCAGCATTTGCAAATCGTAAATACTCTAATGAAGAACGCCGCAAGCATGAGCAAGAAGAACTTGACGAGTTAATTGCGCAACAAAACGGTGAAACTAAAGAAAGTGCAGTACAGGAAGACGATCAAGAACCTGTAAATGCAGAAGATAAAAGTTTTAAGAAACGTTACGGTGATCTTCGCAGACACGTACAAGAAAAAGAAAAGACTTGGGAAGATAAGTTTGCTAAACTAGAAGCACAGCTTGAGCAAGCTACCCGTAAAGAAATGCGACTGCCTAAGTCGGACGAAGACATTGAGGCATGGGCAACTAAGTACCCAGATGTAGCGGCAATTGTAGAAACTATTGCAGTTAAAAAGGCACGTGAACAGTCACAGGGACTAGAGGAACGTGTTAAAGAAATTGATGAGATGAGAGCAAATGCCGCTCGTGAAAAAGCGGAAGCACAACTTATGCAGGCACACCCTGACTTTGGTACTATTCGTGATAGCGATGAGTTCCACGAGTGGGTAGAAGAGCAACCCAAGTGGGTACAAGATGCTCTATATGAAAACGATAGTGATGCTCGTTCAGCCTCTCGTGCAATTGATTTGTACAAAGCTGACATGGGTATTAAAACTAAAAAGACATCTAACAATCGTGACGCTGCACGTTCCGTAGGTAATCGTTCTGAACGCAGTGCTCCTGACACAGAAAGCAAAGTAGGAGTTTTCTCAGAGTCACAAGTTAATAAAATGTCTTCTCAAGAATACGAGAAACTTTCTGACGAAATTATGGAATCTATCCGTACAGGAAAGTTTGTTTACGATATGTCGGGAAATGCCCGATAAACCTATTGACATCTTAGTTATTTATGATATAACTATATGTACAATGTAGTAGTGCTGACCCCGCTAGGTATCAACTACGGTTACTCAGCACTACTAACAACTTAGCAAACAATAATAACAGTTATCGAACAACCTAATGTCTCATGGCCCGTTCAATAGAAGGTAGGCCAACTTTCTAAAGAACGCACCCTAGTAGTACGTAGCCTTCGCATAAGTAATTAATAGTTTGCATCTGTAATCTAAATGCTAAAGGAGAATTATTATGGCATTCGGAAAAGCCGCTGGCTACACAAACCTGAACTCAGGTAACTTCTCGCCAGTAATTTACAGCAAACAGGTGCAACTTGCATTCCGCAAGGCATCTATTGTTGACGCAATTACTAACAACGATTATTTTGGCGAAATCGCCAACATGGGAGACACTGTGAAGATTATTAAAGAGCCTGAAATCTCAGTCTCTGCGTATCTTCGTGGTACAACTATCACCCAGCAGGACTTGACAGATAACGATTTCTCGTTAGTTGTTGATAAAGCTAACTATTTTGCTTTCAAGGTAGACGATATTGAAGAGGCTCACAGCCACGTCAATTTCCAAACGCTTGCAAGTGATCGTGCTGCCTTCCGTTTGGCTGACCAACATGACCAAGAAGTTCTTGGCTACTTGGCTGGTTTCAAACAGTCTGCACTGCATGACAATGCCGACACAGTGAACGACCAAGTTAACGGTACTAAAGCTGACACAACTGCAGGCACAGATGAACTGCTTGCAGCTAACAAGCTTTCCCGTCCTAACTTTGGTAACATCACTACTGCAGGCGTAGCTGGTGACGCTATTCCAGTTGCTGCTCGTTTGCCCGGTGCAACTGCACTGCCAACTGCTTACGTATCTCCAGCAATGCTGGTTGCACGTATGGCACGTTTGCTTGATGCACAAAACGTACCTACCCAAGGTCGCTGGATTGTTGTTGATCCCGTGATGATGGAAGTACTTCGTGATGAAGATTCACGTCTTCTGAACGCAGACTACGGTGGAGCAGGTCTTCAGAATGGTCTTGTATTGAACAACTTCCACGGTTTCCGTGTACACGTTTCAAACAACCTTCCTTCTGTTGGTACTGGTGCATCGACAACAGGTACAGCGGCACAGTCTACTAACTACGGTGTTATCGTAGCTGGTCACGACTCTTCCGTTGCAACTGCCGAGCAGATCAACAAGACAGAAACATACCGTGACCCAGACAGCTTTGCTGACATCGTTCGTGGTATGCATCTATATGGGCGCAAGATTCTTCGTCCAGAAGGTCTTGTCACAGCTAAGTATAACTTGGCCTAAGATAAATAGTTGGGGCTGGCTATATGCTGGCCCCTTCTATCTTTTTTGTATTTAGGATATAACATGGCTACGTATGTTTCTCTAGTGAACGAACTTCTACGGCGTATGAATGAAGTTACCCTTGACATTGCGGGTGATGGATTTGATACTGCACGTAACGTTCAAGCACTAGCAAAAGATGCAATTAACAGTAGCATCCGACTTATTTTACAAGACGGTCAAGAGTGGCCCTTTCTTAAAACTACGTACACACAAACTTTATCCGTTGGTACACGTCAGTATAGTTTTCCTGCAGATTACTCAAGTGTAGATTGGGATACATTTTATATTAAACAGCTTTCCTCTGAGAGCAATGCACCACGTAGACTAAACCCTATTTCTTACGATGAATACATTCGTAACTATCGTACTTCCGATGACACTGGAGATACCGTAAATGGCGAAGCTGCACCTGTTGTAGTTTATCAAACATACGAAGATAAGTTTGGTGTTACTCCTGTTCCTAATGCTGCGTATGAAGTAGAGTATATCTACTGGTCGTACCCACAGGACTTAACTGTGTATAGTGACATAGCTATTATTCCAGATCGTTTTAAGCACGTGTTAATTGACGGTGCTATGATGTTCATGATGCGATTCCGTAGTAACGAACAAAGTGCAGCAATGCACCAAAAGAATTTTGAAGATGGCATTAAGGCTATGCGCCGTGTATTACTAGACGATCCATTGGGTCTTCGCTCTACAGTTATTTTACAGGGACGTAATACTTCTTTTAGCGGTTCTTTCTAATGGCTGATAATCTAGCCTCCTTTAAAGTCTTCTGCCAAGGCGGTCTTAACACCAGTCGTGATGTGCTATCACAAGGTGAGACACAGCCGGGTTCAGCTATATCGTTGATTAACTACGAGCCTGCTGTTACGGGTGGTTACCGTAAGATTAGTGGCTACAGCAATGACTATGGTACTGTACCGGGCTTTGGCAACGTGTTGGGTGTGTGTGTAGCTAACGGTGTTAATGATGGCATTCTAGCTGCACGACATGACACAGGAAGTACCAACTACTTGTACTACTGGGATACCGCTACATCTGCTTGGGTTACTATTACTACACCTGCCTCTGTAAACGTATCTACTTACCCTAAAGTGCGCTTCACTCGTTACAATTGGGGTACGCCTAAAGTAGTAATTGCAGACGGTGTTAATCCAGCGGCTACGTATGACGGTACAACCTATACACAGATTACTAATGCCAATGCGCCTAGCGCACCTAAAGTATCTCACACATTTAAAAACCACTTATTCTTAGCAGGTGATGCAACTGAGCCTACTAACCTTTGGTTCTCTTCGCCTTATGACGAGACTGACTTTGACTCTGCTGATGGTGCAGGTGTTATCAATGTAGGCTTCCCTATTGTAGCTATCAAGTCTTTCCGTGACGCACTTTACGTCTTTGGTACTAATAATATCCGTAAGCTTGTAGGCAACAACATTGCAGACTTTGTATTAC